ATGTGGCATGCGGCATCGATCCCGACGAGCGTGATGTATGAATGGCTCACGCGGTTCGGCGTGAATGCGTGGAACCCCGCGCATGCCGACGGGGTGAAAAAGCTACTCAATTCCAGCGACTATCGCTGGTGCAAGGTGAAGCACATCATCCTGTAGTTGGGGCGGCGAAAATCGGCCGCCGGGCACGCCCGGTCTTCGGCCAACCGTTTCCTTAAAACCAGACGAAGGAGGCCCCGATGGCCGAACCGCAAAATTATGCGGAGCTGCAGGCGTGCCTGCTTGCCTGGCTCGACGATAGCGCCGCCAACATCAATCCGGCCGAGTGTATCGGCCTGGCCGAGCGGCGGCTGACGCGGCTGCTGAACGTGCCGGAGATGGAGGCGACGACCACACTGAACGCCGGCGCGGGGATGATCGACCTGCCGCCCGATTTTCGCGAGGTGCGCGAATGCACGCTCAATACGTCGCCGCGCATCACGCTCGAGGCGAGTGCCCCGGCGACGCTCAGGATGTTGTTTCCGTCGAGCCAAGCCGGCCGGCCCTTGGCCTATGCGATCAGCGGATCGTCGCTGTTGCTGGGCCCCTCGCCCGATGGCTCGTACACGATCCAGCTCGTCTACAAGCAGGCCATTCCGGCGCTGTCCGAGGCGAGCCCGACCAACTGGCTGCTGCTCAAGCACCCCGATCTCTACGTCGCGGCGAGCCTGGCAATGGCCGAGTTCCGCGGGTGGAACGATGCGCGGCTGCCGATGCTAAAGGCCTGGTATGACGAGCTGATCCAGGAAGTGAACGACGCCGGCCAGCGTATCCGCCATGCGGCGGGGCCGATCCGCATGCGCGCCCTCGTCACCGACGCATCGGGCACGCTGCCCCAGGGGATGACGCGATGACGCAGATCCTGTTCGGGGAATGGCTGCCCGATCAGCCGGCGCAGCTCAACGCCGGCCTGACAAAGGCGGATGGCGTCGTGGCGATTATGGGCGGCTATGCCCCGGTCGGAAGTTTCGCGCCGATGAAGAATGGCACGCTGCCCGCGCGCTGCATTGGTGCGGGCGGTTATCGAACCGGCAGTGCGCCCTTCCTGTTCGCGGCCACGACAACCAGCATTTATACTTATTCGAGCGCGGGCTTTGCCAGCGTCGCGAGCGGCTTAGCGGGAAGCAAGGACATCGGCATGCGCTTCTGCCCCTATGGCGCGTTCATGCTGGCGACCAACGGGGTGGATCCGATCAAGTCGTTCGACCCTGCCTCGCCAACGACAATGACTAACCTGGGCGGCACCCCGCCGACAGCGCGCTACCTGGCGGTCGTACGCGGCTTCGTGATCGCGGGCCATGCGGGCGGTAACAGCCTGCGCATCGCGTGGTCCGACAATGGCAATCCCGCCAACTGGACGGCAGGCGGCGCATCCGAGGCCGGACAATATGACATGGCTTCCGGAGGCGACATCACCGGAATCGGCGGCGGCGAATATGGGCTGGTATTCCAGGAGGACCGCATCCTGCGCATGACCTACACCGCCGACGACACGATCTGGCAGTTCGACGAGATTGTTAGCGATGCCGGCTGCGCCGCGCCCAAGAGCCTGGCGAGCTGGGGCAAGATGAGCTTCTTCTGGTCGAACCGCGGTTTCATGGCGTGCGACGGGGTGAGCGTGCAGGCGATCGGCGATGAGAAGGTGGACCGCACCTTTCGATCGCTGATGGACCGCGGCTATTATGGCGCGATGAGCGCGGTCGTGGACCCGGCACGCGCACTCTACATCGTGGCCGTTCCTTCCGCCGATCCCGCGACACAGGTCTTCCTTTACAATTATGCCTTGGGGCGCTGGACGAGTGCGACACTGACCAGCGAATATCTTTTCCCGGCGCTATCGCTGTCATCGAGCCTAGAGGATCTGGACGCGATTTATGGATCGCTCGATGCCGTAAGCGTGTCACTGGATGGCGCCGGGCTGCGGGGCGGCGTGCCGACCTGCATGCTGTTCGACGGCGCGCATCGGCTGGGCACGCTTTCCGGCCGGGCGCTGGCGGCCACGATCGCGGATTCGATGCGCGAGTTCATACCGGGGGCGCGGAGCCGCATCCGCAGCATAAGGCCGCTTTCCGATGCGGCCCAGGCGATCGTCACGGTCGCCGGGGCGGAGGCGCTGAGCGACACGGCGGCGGAGACGGCCTATGCCGAACGGCGACCGAACGGGACCTACCGTTGCCGCGAGAATTGGAACCTGGCACGGATAACGCTTTCAATCCCCGCGGGCGGAGGCTGGAGCCATGCCCAGGGCTATGAGGTGGAGGCAACGCCCGGAGGGCGGCCATGACCCTCCTGATCAAGGACAATGAGCGCGGCCAGCCGGAATGGAACCGCAAAGCCCGCGACGCCACCAACGGGCTGATCCGCCGCCTCGCCGGCTGCGGCCCCACCGCCGAGCGCCCACCGAAGGCGGTGACGGGGCAGATGTATTACGACACCACGCTGGGCAAGCCCATCTGGCGGCACCCGAGCGGCGTCTGGAAGGACGCGAGTGGCGCGAGCGTGTGAGCAAATGACCGGCTGGCGAGAGGAGGGGCTGACCACATGACAATGTATCCTCGGAATGTCGGTGGCTCATCGGATGTCACGCAGGCCGACGATCTATCCGCGATTTTTGGGCGTCGACCTGAATGATCTTGTGCCACAACCCGCATGGATGCGTCGTCCCAAGGCTGGCATGTTCGCGTTCAGCAAAATCTCCGCCAAAACGCCCGCCTGCGTCGGACCGCAGTTCAGTCGCTTCTTCGCCAAAAACTATCCGGGGGCGTCGCGCATTGCAGATCAATATGGCGTCGACGTAACGTTGCCGCTCGGTCTTGCAGCCAACGAGTCCGGGTGGGGCCGCAGCCGCATGGCCAGGATAAAGAATAATCCATTTGGCGCCACGCCCGACGGCGTGAATCCCGTCCCCTATGACTCTGTGTCGTCGGCGTGGGACAAGTGGGGCCAGCAATGGGGCAGGCGGATCAAAGGTGTTGGCAGCGATGCCGACAAGTTCTTAAAAGAGCTCGTCAAAGACAATCGGCATGCACAGGGTGCCGTCGACAATCGAGGTCCCTATAACACCCAAGACACACAGACATATGGAAGTCCAGACTGGATACCGAGCTCACGCGGCGCTATTGCCGGGGTGAGAAAGCGCCTGCCTCGCTGGCTTGCGGCGGGATGTTGAGGGGCGAAGGCGGGGCACATGATTTCCGTTCGACAGTGTATGATTGCCAGCGCGGTGATTGCCGCGGCCCCGCTTTGGAATAAGCCGGCTAGTTCTGCCACCCGCACCTTCCGGAACGACAACTATCTTTTCCAAATCACGGCTCCGGCAGGACGCCGCGTTTGCATCGCCGCCTCGGGATCGAACGCGCAAGGGCTCGGTTACAATATAAGCGCGCCGTGGGATTGCAGGCTCAATACGAAAAAATCGACAATCAGTGTGGTGGGCATCTATGCCAACTTCAACACTTCGTTCAAGACGCTGCGCGATGCGATTGGCCCCTGCAAGAGTCCGCGCGGCATTGTCAGGCCGGATATAAGCAGGAGATTGAAGTTCCGCGATCGCCCCACGGTCCAATGCATAAGGCCCGGCAAGGACGGATCGTTTGATTTGACGCTGTACACGCAAGGCAGCCGATGGAGCCATCAACACACGGCGTGCATCATTTACGACGTTTATCTGCATACGTCTCGGTCCCGCCTCGACAGGGACATTGTCGAGTTCGAGAAGTTCCTGCGCGGAATAAAGATCGGCTTTGACGTCTGCTGAGGAGTAGGCGTCCGGGCGGGGCCAACCGCTATTGTACAAATGCGCCGGCGCGGCCTGAGCCTATCCGGCTCCTTGCCGGCCGGGTGAGCAAGCGTGCGAGGCAAACAGCACACCTAAGCAAGGGATAGGCATGACCACATATCTGCGTGGCAGGGCATCCGCCTTGCAGAACAGCTCTTCGGCAAACTTGGCGGCCGTGCTCGGCATCCGCCCCGACCGACTGCTCGCCCCCCAGGCAGGGGAATCGGCCGCGCCTCGAATGTTCGCAAATCGGCGTCGCTCCAGTCAGCCAACGAAAAGCCCAATAGCTGAGGAAGGGCAGTCGCACCGCTATGTCATTTCAGAAGCGACATCCTGCTCCGCGCCCGAGGCTTTCGAAAGGATGCGGGCGGCAAACACCTCCGCGCCAGGCGCAGCTTACGCGAAAAGCGGGTTCACGCGGCGGGAAGTGCTGCCGATTAACAATCCAATTTCGCAGATGGTGGATCCGAGCAGCCGGACGATCGTCAACCAAACTTTGCCGGGCCATATTTTCTATCCCGGTACGGTAACCATCCGTACCGAGCCGTCGCCAGGCCATGGATCCAGAATCAATATAGTTGGCGTTGGAACCGGCCGACGCCCGTGGCTAAACAATGCGGTCGGCAGGCTGTTCTTCGGAAATGCAGCCGCCAGCGTCGCGCAGTCCTGTGTAGGCACACCCGCCTACATGCCTGTGCACGGGGGATAGCAAGATGCCTGATCGGCGGGGAGTTTTTTGCCTGATTTCGCTTTCCATGCTGGCGCTGTCGGGCTGCAATAGTCATCGCGAGGAGAACGTCACCGTCCAGATGTGTCTGCGAGACGATAAAGGCATCCGGCGGCTTCGCGATATCCTGCAGGAAACCGCCCACTCCGAAAGAATGGCCTTCATCGATAATACAGCCAATTTTCGCCGGGAGCTCGCCCTTGTATCCCAAACGCCGAACGAAAAAGACATGGCCAGATGGGTGATCGATTATGTCGTACAGATGGGTGACGGCATGGGGGTTACCGCGGGCAACCTGGGGCTTTCGCCGCACCAAGTCGCGCTCGGTTTCACGCCGGGATGGCATCATCGGGATGAAGGCTTCGCCCAAAGGTTGATCGCCAAATTGGAGCGGGAGTGGAAGGTGATCAGGACCTCCCCCGATCAAGGAGCCCTGCCGCTGCGGGATTGCGCCTGATCCAAGATCGCCTCGCATTGTCTCTCCATTCGAAGGCAGGCCGAGGAAGGGAACGCCGCGAGGCGCATTCCCGAAGAGGAAGCGGCCCGCCGCGCGCAGCCAAACGGGTTGTCAAATGACTGACTGGGGCAGCTATCTCGAATGGCGGCCGGCGTTTGCCGCCGCAATGGATGAGCGGCTGCACACGCCGGAGTGGCTGGACGGGCGCTTATTGGCCGGCAGCGCGCAATTCTGGCGGAGCGAGCAGGCGGCTGCGGTGACCGAAATCCGGACCTATCCTACCGGCGCGTATGACGTTCATGGCCTCGTCGCTGCCGGCGATGCCCGTGAGGTGCGGGACAAGATCATTCCACAGATAGAGGCGTGGGGCCGGGCCATCGGTGCGCTGGGCATCATCATCGAGAGTCGGCCCGGCTGGGCGCGCATGCTGCGCAGCGTGGGGTATGAAAGCTACCAGCTGGCAACGCGAAAGGAACTCAGCGCACAATGATCGCCCATTCCGTGGGATCAACGACGCGATGAACGGATATTTTGATGTTGCGTCCGTTTCTGGCCCGCGTCGCAACTGCTGGAGGTAGCGCTGACTAAGCCCGTTCGTGGCTTCAGGCTGAAGAGCCAGGCCGAAGGCGTCAGGCTGCGCGTTCATTTCCGAAGGGTCACAGAACAAGTCCTCCTGGTTCAGGGCTGCCCCGCCATTCTTCCCGCCTGAGCCGAGGTCACCATCATTCCGCGCGTCGGCTGAACAGGTGACGATGCGCACCTTTTGGCGGGCCTTTTGTTCCCGAAATGTTCATGCTAGAAATTGGATGGGGGAGATTCGCATGCCTCTTTTCGGATATCGCGCGCCGAAGCGCGTAACCGTGGATCCGAGCTGTCGTGGGCTGGCCGCTGCATACGATCCCGCGGTGCAATCCCGGGCATTGGATCTGCTCGGCTTATCGACAGCAGCGCGTAATCCGGCAGGAAGGGCGGAATGGGGCACAATGGTGTCGGAGCCCCGCTTTGGCCGCCGCTTCTGGCTCGGCCATCCCTTCAGCGAATACAGAACCAATGAAATATCGTTCGATCGGATCATGCGCGAGCGGCCAAGCCAGTTGGAAAATATATTGAGCGGCTATCGGCCGGATTCAGTCCTACTGCATACGCACCCCAATCCGCGCGATCCGGGCGAGGTCAGTCAATATGATCGGAAGCTTGGCATTCCCGTGATCGCAGTCGACACCAAGGGGAGGATGACCTGTGCATTTTAGGAAGCTTTCTGTCAGCTCCTCTGAAATCATGGCCGCGATCATCATGATCGTGCTGCTGGGATTGCTGATCCGTGAGCATAACCTCCGCTGGGAAGCGGAGCGGCACCGCACCTATTTCCTGCCCGACGACCAGCCCTTCATTGATCGCGCGACCGACCTTTGGGCAGTCGAGAATAACCAGCCAAAGGAGGAAATCCCCCGACTGCGTTTTCCGGTTGTCGTGCAATTCCGGAACGAAACCTGCGTGGTGCTTCATCTCAAGCTTTATGCCGCGGTGGGCGGAGACCCGGTCTATTGCTTCGATCCCAAATCGCTTGCGCTCACGCGCGTCGACCTGAGCCACGCACAATAAATGCGAGCGCTACCTTAGGGGCGGGATCGCACGTGGACTGAAGGCCGGAGCGGCTTGCTCTGCGGCGACCGCTGCAAGCCCTTCCGGTCGATACCCTGCGACCGGCGACCGCCCACCAGACCATCAAAATGCTGGCACGATCACCGGGTGGTTCCGACCGCGCCGGCGCATCGGCATGCCTTATGACCTCAGCAGCAAGGATATGAGCCGATGGGACTTTCCTCGAGCAAGACCAAAACGAAGAGCACCACGACCTCGAGCCCGCTCGATCAATATGCTCCCTATATCAACCGGGGCCTGTCGANCGCGCAAAACGTGCTCGATACCAATCAGGGCAATCTCACCAGCATGAGCCAGAGTGCTTACGGGCTCTACGACAATCTTTCCAAGTCGATCGGAGCGGGCAACGGCTTTGTCGGCAATGCGCAGAACATGGCCGCCAACCTCTATGGCGGGCACTATCACGGCACCAATCCAGGGGCGGCAACCTACGGTAGCCTGATGGCGGCGAACGATCCGTCGATCGGGATATTGAGCGGGTTGGCACGGGGATCGACATCGCCAGGCCATTATGACGGGATTGGCGACAACAACCCGGCGCTGGGCCTGCTCCAGAGCATGACTGCGCAGAGCGCCAACCCCGATAGCGCGCAATTCTATAAGGACACACTTGCAGGCAAATATCTGAACGCCAACCCCTATCTCGACGCCATCGTCAGGCAGTCGGGCGACGCCGCGACCAAGGCTGTCAATCAGCGATTTGGCGCGGCCGGCATGGGCAGCGGCCTTTCCACCGCTTATGCCGACCTCTTGAGCCGCAACCTGGCCGACAGCGAAAACCGGCTGCGTTACGGTGCGTATAATGACGAGCTCACTCGTATGGGCACGATCGGCGGCCAATCCGACGCGCAATATAATGCCAGCCAGGATCGCTCTCTCAATGCGGCGACGGGACTGGGAAGCCTTTACAACCAGACGGGCCAGCTGCAGCTCGCCGCGCAGCAGGCGAAGGACCAGGCTTTCGGCAATGACCGCACGGCCCAGCTGGCGGCGGCCCAGGCGCTCGGCCAGCAGCAGACGGCAGACAATAGCACCGCGCTCAACGCCGCCAGCGCCGCCGACACGCAATATAACCAGCGGATCGCGCAGCAATTGCAGGCGCTCGGCCTGGTACCCGAATTGGCTAATGCGCAATATGCGGGTGTCTCGCCGGCATTAGCTTCGCTGCAGGCGGCGGCATCGATCCCCTATACGGGCGTCAACAATTACGCCGCGCTGGTGAATGGCTTGACCGGCAAATATGGCACCGAGACCACCAACAGCGTGACCAAACAGAGCAGCAATATCGGCGAAATGCTGAGCGGGCTCGCGAACACCGCGATCAGTGCTTATGCCGGCGGCGGACTGGGTGGGCTTGGCGGGTTGTTCCACGGAGGCGGCACGGGCGGCGGGGGGAGCTCCGGCGGAGACATCCTCTCGACCCTGGGTTCTGGGCTATCTCCGCTCGCGACGAAGTTCACCGATCCGCAGCGGCTGCTGCTGAACAAGCTGCTCAACATACCGGGCTGAGCGGGCGATGCTTGGGCAAGCGGTCGCTTTTCCACCATCTGCGCTCCGCATCCGTGCCCCCTGGGCAAATGCTTTTCCCTTCCAATGCCGAGGTGCATGTCATGGCCCCGTTCGGATCTTCGCGACGTTCGCGTGCCGCTCCCGCCGATCCGGGAAATCCGATTCCGGATCTCGCCGTGCGGACCGCGGCGACGCTGCCCGCAGCGGGTATCGGGACGTCGGATTATCAAGGCCCGCCGCTGCGCGACCTGTCTGCCCCAGATGTGCTGGCGCCGATCGGGCCTTTGCAGGCCGTCGTCGCTTCCCCTGCGAATACCCGCCGACCCGCGACTTCTGGGAGCAATTGGGCTGCGGGAAACTGGCGGGCGCAATATCGCCGAACNAGGCGGCGGGGCGGGCATGGGCGTGTTCCAGCTTANCCATCAGCCCGGAGTCACGCCCGAAGAGGCCTATGACACCGATTTTGCCGCCAATTATGCTGCGCGAATGCTGCGGCCAATCGGCGCATTCTGGCCCGGCGGCTCCCGAACTTCACGCAGGCCCAGCTGACCCAGGCAACGGCCGCGGCCTATAATCGCGGGCCCGGCCGGATCGGACGGGATCCCGCCGCGATCGATACCCATACCGCGCATAACAATTATGGCAGCAGCGTCGTCGACCTAATGAGCTGCTTTCCCTAAAAGGGCTTCATCGAAGGGGAAATCGATATGCGCGGCGGCTGGATCATGGGCTTGGTCGTCCTTCTCTGCACGGGGGCCGCCAGTGGCTCGTCGGCCCGCAAAATGGACCAAGCCCTGCGATCCGATGCCTCGCTCAAGCACTTCCTGCGGAGCTATGCGCATGACGCCGTCGAGGGCGATGACAAGTCGACGCGCTTCGCAACCGCGGACCTGCCAGGTACACGCCTCAAGCTAGTCTATCTGAGCGGCCGCTCGTGGTGCGGCAGCGGAGGGTGCACCTTGCTGGTGCTGCAACGCGAGGGGCCGACGTTCAAGCGGGTGAGCGAAATCAGCATCAGCCGGCCTCCGATTGTGATGCTCGGGATGCGTCATAACGGGCTTCCCGACATCGGCGTCTGGGTTGAGGGTGGAGGTATCCACCCCGGTTATCAGGCGGCGCTGCCGTTCAATGGCCGACATTATGCCGACAATCTCACCGTCGCCCCGGCACACAAGACGAAGGCCCGGGCCGGACAGGTGCTTATCTCCGTAGAGACACCCGCAGCACCGCTGTTCGACTGGGAGCCCCGGCAATAAGATCCGGCCAGGAATACGGCCTCCCTGCCAGACGGTTATAAGGATTCAGAAGAGGACGGAGCATCCGTTTCCGCGCCCACCAAGCGCAATTGAATTCTTGGCGCGAACGGCGCGCACAAACCAAATGACCGATTCAACTTCCCACCCGGCCATGCACCGGGTGTGAAGCCGCGCATTCACTCTCCTATGAAAGGCGTAGCATGGCGAAGAACGCCGTCACCGATTGGGACATCGCGCCCACAAACAATAGCGACATTGCCGGGATCAGTATTNCGGAAGGCTGTCCTGCAGGAGGCATCAACGATGCGATCCGCACGCTGATGGCCCAGGTTGCCGCNTGGATTACCGGCGCAGTCTTCAAAACNCCAAACGCCGGTACCACCGGCGGCATCCGCGTGGCAGGCAACGCGACATCCGGTAACGCCATCCTGCAATTCGTTGATAGTTCAATGACAAGCCAGTGGGGCTATATCAGCGCGACAGCGAGCGGCGGGCTCACCTTTGCAGACGGCGGCGGCGCTCCACGCGCCATCGGGTATCGCAATATCCCCCTCACGGCAAAGACAGCGAGCTACCAGATTGCTCTGACGGACGTGGGGCAAGGGGTCTCGACCACGGCTGGCGTAACGGTCCCACCTAACTCCACGACGGCCTTTGCCGTTGGCGATACGATCGCG